GCTTGGTCATCTAGTGTATTGTCCGTTTGCTTAACCAAAGCTTTCAGTAAATCAAGTATTAATCTTTTCATTGCCTTTGATTTAATAAAAACCATAAGTATAGGTTTAAAAATTTTTACCATTTGTCTGTTGCCTCTACTTCTACCTTAACGCTTATTGCCAATCTTGGCCTCAATCTTTATATTTATAGTATACCACTAGGATTATGACAACAAAAGACCCAAAAACCGAACCAATAATAGAAGAAAAAGAAGAGAAAGATGGTCCTTCCCTTATATCAAATGTAGTGCAAATGATTATACTTTTTTGGAGTTTGGCGGTAATTTCTTTTGCATACTTTGGAAACTCAACCAGACAAATTGATACAACTTTTGCAGCAGGTTTGCTCAGTGCAGTGATGTCAAATATGGGTCTGCAGGTGAAAAACAGCAGTAATGGCAAGAAGCGGCCTAATAATGTAACATCAGGTAAAGATCCTTCAACAAAATGAAAAAATTATTACCACTTCTGTTAGTTGCAGGTATTCCAGCAGCATACGCAGACTTAAATCATTCAATAATGTCTACTGTAAAACTAGAGGCATTATCAGCAGCCACTTCAGCAGACAAGGTTGGCTCAAGTTATTCTGTGTCAGGTAGCGGTGTAGCTACAGTAAATAGTGATGGTGACTCAACTATCGGCGGACTTGGCACAGTCACTAATGGCGTTCCAGCTTTAACTACAGTCACCGCTTCACAAAGTACTTCGGGCGATGCGTTCTCGTTTTCTCAAAGTTATTTAGAAGGAGATGCTACACCCACAACTGCAGCAACAGTAGGTGAGGTTCCAAACTTTTCAGATATAACATCTTCAGCAGCAGCTAGTGTAGGTACAGCAGCTATTGGTTTAGATAACCATAATATAACTTTAACTCCAGGTACAGGTACAGGTATAACATTGACAGGACAGTTTGTTACCGACTTAACCATTGACTAATGTGGAGGACACTACCGTTTGTTTTTCTTATATCTAGCCCTGTCTACGCTGTGCCTGTGGTTCCTAGCTTCACTCAGGGTAGTTCCACAAGCCGCACTGAGTCCACTACAAGCATTACTGAAACAATACGAACAACAAACTATAATTCTGGGTACACATATTCAGTTACAGGATCAGGTGTACAACATGATGGATCGACTATATCAGCACCAAACGCAACTGTTAATGAAACTATAAACGGTACGACTTATACATGGACAGGTTTAGATTTAGGAGAAAAACCAAACTGGACACAGACAGTACAGGGAGACGCCTTTCAATTTACAGAAGTTTATACCCCACCTGGGCTAGAGTCAGTTTCAGACGTAACTCGCACGATCCAATCAGAAAGCGTAACAGATACCACAACTATCTTCTCGCAATAAGTCTGCTAGGAAATCCTGTATTTGCTAATGTGTCAAACACCAGTGCTCCTAGTGCATCGGCTTCTGGATCGGTAAGTAACTTTGCGACTCAAGTATTGCAAGGAAATACGATAGAAAATCATTACGGAAATGGTATTAGATGCCAAGGCCCACAAATGTCATTCAGCCCATTTGTTACCACTTCATTTAATCAGAAACGACCACAAGATTATATTTACCATACACCTGTGTACGATCCAAGTGTGGATGATGATGGAAACTTAATAAATCCTGGTAAGATTCTTTACTATCAAGAAAATTATAGTGGTAATAAGGATTCTTTAGGATTGAATGTAGGAGCCGCATTAACATTTACTTTTCCACTGGATCAACGATTTCAAAATGCTTGCTTGAAAAGTGCTACAACCCAAGAAAAAATACAAAGTCAAGTGCTATCTAAAGAACGCCTTAATTACGAATTAGCCAGGCTTAAAAATTGCGGAGAGTTGAAAATTAAGGGAATATCATTTGCCACAGATAGTCCTTATCATGACCTATGTAAGGATGTAATAGTTACAGAACAGAAAAATCAAGTATTACCGCACACTCATAAATTAGAGTAGACAAGCTACGGGTGTTCACTTGTCTAAAGCACAAGGGATAATAGAAGGGCAGTGATTCGTGGCAGACGGAGTGCTTCCAAATATGCCTTACTCTCCTTGTATTAATTATTCTACCTTATCTTTCTTCTTTGTCAGTTTCTTTATCACGTTTTTAACCACTGGTTTTACTAAATTAAGAATGATCGGAGCAGAACAGCCGACCAAAGCAAGACTAAAAACCCCAGTAAACTGCTTAAAACTTGGAATGTATTGGGAGATGAACGGTACGTCTTCATACAAAGTGATACATTCAATCCCATTTTGCCCTCTTTCATAGCCAATAACACGTTCCAGTTTTTTATCGTTACGAAAATCTCCAATTTTTTGTTCTTTTTTACTAGGACAAGGTGGTATTTCTAAATCTTCTTCTTTCTTTTTAGTTGTTATCTCAGGTTGTTGTGGCTGCACATCATTCTGTGGTTGCTGTGGCTGCTGTGCAGGTGCAGTATATGTAAAATTGGCAGGATTATATTCAAGAGGTTCAAAGCTAGGAATATCAAACGTACCACAGGCTTGATATGTGCCTAGTTCATCTTCATTAATCAGTCCAGTTAGATTATTTCTATGGGCATCAACACATCCAGGAATATCTACAACTGGTTTATAAATTACATCTAATATTGGTGGCTCTACTTCCCATAATCTTATTTTTGGAACGTAAACCTCTTTTATTTCAATCTTTGGTATTTTCGTCATCTATATCCCCAATAGAAATAGACCAATCATCCTGTCCAAATGTGCCTTTTTCAATTATTTTAGGTTCTTCTTTCTTTTCAAAACTGTCGTGATACTTTTTTATTTCATTATCCAGTTCAAGTTGTAATTTTTTTACCCTTAACCAATGCACAAGTTTATCAATGTAATGTTTAATCAATTTTTTAAAAAATCCAAATATCATTAGTCGTAAGCATCTCTTGGTAAATACACTTCTACAAAAGAATTACATTTAGGGCAGGAAAGATTAGTCACCATACTGTATTCACCAGACCTTAAAGGATAATCTTCACCATCTAAGCTATGATCTCCACCCCAGATTAATTCAGTTTTACAATGCCAGCAGTTCATAAGGGTAACATCGGGCCAGTTACTTTTGGCATTTTCTTTTCTATCTGATTAGGTAGTATCTTGCTTACACCTTTCATAACCTTTTCCATCATCATCGCTTCAAACTGTGGACTTGTAATGTAACGATAACCTGCATATCCAGCAGCAATAGTTGTGATGCTAATGATAAAAGATAAAATAGATAATACAGATGATATTTTATTTAGCATGATAAAACTGCTTGTATTACTTACCATTATAGGAATTACCCCTATATATGTCATATCAGGAATTATGACAAGACAACTAGCAAATAAAACTAACTAGCTGGTACAAAAGAACCTTGAGTTGGTGTTTTTTGATCAGTTATATCACCTACAAGAGCAGTTTCAATAGCTGTTACCTGATCCGTTCCAAGGACTGCTTTTACATCTGCTAAGATATCTGCTGACTTTAGATCTGTTCTAGCTGTTAATGAACTTGGTCTATTAAGTAAAACTGCACCATAACGACTAGAAGTATAGTCTCCATCAACTCTAGTTACTGTCCAGTGTGCTGTATGACAAAATCCATCACTAACATCATAATCAACATTTTTTAATGTCCAAGTAGTAGTTGCCATAATAATTTAATCAATATTTAGTATTATAAATAAATTTAAGTAGCAATCAATCCAAAGGTTCTTAATACACCTAAAGCACTTTCAAGTTTTGATTCTAACTCAACACAAAATTCTAATAATTCTGCATTTGTTGGACTTGAAGCGTTTGATATTGTAATTGACCCATTTGCAGTTGGTAGCGTACCAGAACTTGCAGTTGTTGTGATATTTGCAATCGCACTTTGTTGTACAACAGGTGTTGCATTGAAAAATGCTAATTTTTGTGTTGTAGCAGTTCCTATCTTTGTTCCTGTAGAAGTATTTAAAACAACATTAACAGCATCTCCAAAAGTAATAGCATTAGCATCAACAGCTATTTGGGTCGTTAACGTTCCAGCGTCCATCACCTGTAAATTTAACTGCCCATCTTCTGTTCCATCACTAGCATCAATGATTACAGATTCTATTGCTGCATAATCTACTTCTTCTGGTGTACCAGCATCGTTTTTACCTCTATAAAAAATTGTTGATATAACATCATTATCTTGACCAGCACCACTAGCACCTCTTCTGTGATAGAGCATAAGGTTTGCAGCACTAGCAGCGTCATCAGCATCAGATTGTAATTGTAATGCTTGACCTGTAAGAGTTGTTGTTAAATGTAAAGGATAAATTGGATCAGATTCACCAATGCCAACTTTATTATTCTTAAGTCTTATCCTTGAAGCTAAAGTACCACTAGCACTAGACATAATATCTAATATTCCATCTTCAGAACCGTTTGTGGTATCCTCTATAGAAGCAACAATACTTGCATAGTCGTGTGTATTACCAGCAGAATCTTCTCCTCTATAAACAAGGTTTCCTAAATTATCATCTGCTGCTGGTGAAGCAGAGTTTCTAAATAAAACAAGATCGGGTGCTGTATCTGCATTATCAGAATTGTTTTCAAAAATAATTTGGTCTGTTGTGTCAGAACTAAAGAGATGTAACTGTGCAGCAGGGGTTCCAGATCCTAATTGAAATCCTGTTGTTGTAAACGACCCAATCAATGCTTGGTTCGCTGATATTCCTATTTCGTTACTCGCAACTCTAAAAAATCCTGTAGCACCACCATCATCAATAAAACCTACACTAGGAGCCGATACAGTTCCATTGGGTATGCCTTTTAATATTGTTGTTAGTTGTATTTTTTTGTTTTTATTAGCATTAGCAGATTCACTAACATCAATAATAGGAAAAACATCAGCAGCTACTGGTGCGGTTAATTCAGTAAGTGCTGTGATTTTCCTATCAGCCATTTATTTATCTGTTGCTGCTTTTATCTTACCCTCTAATTTGTTTAAAAACTCTGTTTGTTTTTTTATATATCCCTGATTTTCAATTATTGGTTGTGTAATTGTATTTATCTGCGATTGCTTCTCGTTAATAGCTTTTTGTGCCTCTTCTTGCAATTGTTTAATTTCTTGTTGTAATAAGGAAACTTTTTTTACATCAATTTCTAATTGCTCTTTTGCAACAGTTATATCTTCTTTTATTAGATCAATAGGATTTGTCATTTTTTTAATGTTTTTTATATATTACTAGCCAGCTTCTATTGCTGCAACTTTAGTTTCTAATGTTTCTATTTGTGTTTTTTGTCTTTTAATTAAATTTATTAAAGCTGGAATAAATCGATCATATTGGACACCTTCTGGTTCAGGTGTTTCAGCATTACTATAAAAACATAAACTTTTGTCAATTTTATCAACTTCCTCTGCAATTAATCCATAATGTACTTTTGTTTTATCATCGCTATCACACAAAGAGTTATATGAAACAGGATTACAGTTTAATATTTTGTCAGCTAGTGCATCAGTTAAGGTTGTTATATTAGTCTTGTATTTTCTAGAAGAAGTTGATCTTGCAAGAGCGTGTAAAGTAGTTATTACAGCATTTGCAGCACTTACTGTTGTTAAATTATATGGAGACTGAGAAGAGTCAGCAAAAGTTATCATGCCATTTTCATTTATGGTCAATCTTGCAGTGTTATCAACAGCTAGTTTTAAAGTTGAGCTACTTCCATTATTATTTTTGTCAGAATGTAAAACTAAATTTCCTGAGTTACCATCTATAAATGCAATTCGATCAGTAGCATCACTATCGCTTAATGTAATACTTGGTGTTGCATTTTCTAGAAACAGATCACCCTGCACATGAAGCATTGCACTAGCAGTTGTAGAACCGATAGAAAAATTACCATTACTATGAAGTCTCATTAATTCACTGCCTTTTATGGTAAAAGTTAATGCTGGTGTTGACGCTGCGGAATTTAAATCAACGTCAAAACCTGCGTTACCAGCACTTGAATCAGCATTAATTCTAAATACTGCGTTTGTACCTGTATCTTCTAAATGTATTCTTGGTGAAGATGCCTTGAGATGAAGCAGAGCATCTGGGTCACTATCACCAATTCCTACCCTTCCTGCGTTTGTTATTCTTAAAGCTTCTACTGGATCGCTACTTGAGTTTGAAGATGTAGCAAAACTAAGTCCTGTTGCACCATTTCCACCTTCTTCAATACTATTTATAGCAGCAACAACAGTTGTACCACCATTTAAAATAAATCCAATATTATTACTGAAGCAATTACTTGTATCACTAGCATCTAATAAAAGTTGATAGCGGTCTGCTGTTCTTGTGATTGAAGTAGCGAAATTACTACCATTACCTAAATCGAGTTTTGCCCTGCCAGCAGTTAAACCTAAAACAACGAATCCTGAACTATCAACTCTGAGTCTTTCACTACCAGCAGTTTCTATTGTAAAAGTATCATCAGCAGGAAATCTTATTGCAGTGTTTGTATCACCAGAATGAATAATTTTATCAGTAAGAGTTAAATCACCAGTTAATGAAACATCTCTTTGAATAGTTCCGTCTAAATTTATTAAATCTACAAATCCATCATTAGCAGCATTTCGGATTTTAAGTTTACCAGCATTGGTATCAGCCCAAATGCTATATGCAACAGTGGTAGATGGTTCTGAAGCATTACTGTTATTTGAAAGGATTGCAGCTAAACAGTTATTGAGGTCTGATCTAAAACTGGCCCCTGACTGGTTACTTAAAGAATAATCATGTGTACTCATTTTCAGTTATACCAATGGATTTGAGAGTTTAGGCACCTTCCGCACCAAAGCCGTTAGCTTGATAGGCAAATGTGCGGTCAATGGCTGCATTAGAACTATTGAAAAAAGTAATTGAAAATCCAGTTCGACTTTCACTACTGATTACATAATAGTCACCTGAAGCCATAT